ATCCAGGTACGTGCCATTGCCGTATTTGATGCGTTCGCCGACCTTCACGTCGTGAACTTTGGGGCCGATGGCCACAATTGTGCCTTCGTTAAATTTTTCCTTGTTTTCCACGATCAAAACGTCCGACAAACTGCGAACGATTGGTTTGACCAGGACACGATCATGCAGCGGTGTTACCAGCATCTTTAGGCTTCCTTCCAGGTTTCTTAGGGGCGGGCATCGTGGCTTCGGTGGTGGTGTCCGTCATAATGTCGTACACCGGCAGCGTCACCATTTTGATTTTGTGTTCGCCGCACCAATCGTTTTGGTGCTTGTTTTGGGGCGCCGGATACCGGCGGCAAGTCCCCATCACCTGGGCGTTGCGGAAAAATTCGCACGATAGACACGTCGGATCAACCATTGGGTAATTCCCCTTTTTGCACGGCTTCGTTTAAACCGCGGGCGATTGCTTCGGCCATTGCTGTGGCTTCGGCTTCGTTTCTACGGTTTTCCCGATGCTGCGCGGGCGTAATCCGCTGTTCCTCGGTAAATGGCGTCACTAATGGCGCCTGACTTCTTGGCTCGTTCGAGTGCATCTTGTAATCCTTTCCTCACTTCATTTTCCTTCAGTTTAGGCAACTTGTCAAGGCTGCTTAACTGGGCTTTGCCCGCGCCACGGCTGTTGTCTATGACGCGGATTTGAACCTGGGGGTTGTTGCGATACTTGGCTGCAATCTGCTCGATCACTTGGCGGGCGCCAAGGTGCGTTTTTATGTGTTCGGAAAGAGGTACGGTGCGGCCGGTTCCCATTGATTCTTCCATTCGCTTGGCCCGCTTCAAAGCGCCGTTTTCCAAGGCTTCAATGGGGTCGCGGTAAGTGTAAACAATGTCCACTTTACGCTTGGCGTCCAATGCCTGGCGAATCTTTTTGTCGGCCGAATCAAACGAATTCATGTTGGTGTCGTACACCAGTTCCGCTTTGCCCAAACGTGGATCGACCTTTTTGGCCATTTCCATGCCGCTGGTTTTGCCAGCCCCCGTGCCGCCAGCCGTAAAAACTACGGTTGCGTTTCGGTCTTTGGGCGTTGGGTTGGCCAGTTTGTCGGCATATAAACGTTTGACAAACGCGCTAGATGGCTCATGCACGTCGGCCGACTTCGTGCGGTCGGCGCGGTAATGTTCCGACAATTCACGGGCCACGTCGGTGTTCAACGTGCGCCCCTGGTCGGATTCCATCAATTGCTGGTACTGCTGCACCAGGCCAGGATAGTCAGTTTGCAGCCGCCCGAAATATTCCTCTGTGATAGGATTTTCAGGTTGGTCGCCCATTTGCGGCTGCGGCGCAAGCGCGGAAAGCCGGTTCCCGACCGGCATTTGACCTGGCTGCACCGCTGCCATTGCTGACAGCGGGGTGGCCATTACATTTTGCCGTTGCGGCTGTGTGTGTAGCAAACGCCGCTGGTGCGGCCGCCGTCAAATTTCTTGTCGGCGCCAGTTGCATCGGCTTTGCCCATTGCAATGCCGTTTTTAATCATGCCCTTGCGTTCGCCACCGGCGTCGCTGGCTTTCACGCCGGAAGGTTCTTTTGAATTGCTGCCGTAGCCGTAGCCTTTGGGTTGGTTCATTGCTGACATGGTTTTCCCTTTCATTTGAGGAATCGAAGTTTATACAACGTGGAATTGATAAGGTCGGCGATTTCGTCAACCAGGTTTTGCAATTCCGTATCTTGTGGCAAATCCTGACGGGCATTTTCCACAAAATCTTTTAGGCTGGTAAAGTATTCCACGGGGTCTTTGGCATTGTGGAATTCTTGCGGCCAAGATTTCAACTGCTCATATCGCCCCATAAAACATTCGGCATAATCATCAACCAGGTCAATGATGTTGTTGTAGTAATGGCGAAGTGCTTTGTGTTGGGAATACGAATTCGTGGACAAGTGCATAAAGTGTGCAACTGTCCCCGAATGCAGCAAGGCTGCAACAAATTCGGCTGATTCATTTTCCATATATTGTGATGATAGTGGAAAAAACGGGGGGCGCAAACCCCCCCGCGCAAAATGGCTTACTGCAAAGAAAAAAGCCGTTCCCATTCTGCCGGATCAGGCATGGGCACGTCAACTGGCCATTTGCCGCTATCAACCAGGTGTTGAACGGTCTTCATGTGCGCCACGTAAAAGGCTTGCTGGCGTTCTTTTTTTGACCATTGGGCGCCTTGGTCAATGTCGTAATGACACGACGCGCACAATGCAGCCGTAAGATTGTCGTCGGCCTTGATGCCGCGGCCCTTGCCCCCGCCCCAATTTGTGTGCGCTGCCTGGACAAAATGCCCGCTGCCGCACAATTGGCAATCCAGGCTGGCCACCAGGCGCAATAACTTTTTACTTCGAACGTAGGGGTGTTTTGGTATTTGCATAATTTGTTTTTTGCGCCAGCCGGTCAATTTTGATTCTCCAATTTTGATTTTTTGGGCCGTTGGACGGTTTCAATCGTAGTGAACCGGTGCAAATTGGCGCATTCATAGCGGCGATACCTGGCATTATTTGGCTTGCTGCGGGTTTCTTTTACGATTGTCCAAACGCCGCATTCGGGGCATTTCATGCGTCAATCCCCTTTTCAGCACACCAGGCCAACAGCCATTCAATGAATTCGGTGGCGTCGGGAATGGTGAATTTGTGCGTTTGCCAACCCAACTGGACGACGCGCTGGCCATCCAGGCTTGGCGATACCTTGCCAATCTTGCGGTCGGTTTCGTGCGCCCATTGGTCAATCAACAACCTTTTCCAATCGTCGGCCGACCAGGTTGATCCAGCCGCCCGCATGGCCAAATAAATTTGGTGGATGATGGCGTGAAACATATCGTTTTGATCCGACGACCTGGTGGCGCGTTTGATTTCCAAACGCATTTTGTGGCCAGCCATTAAATTGGCTTTCACGTCCGGCCAAATGTTATCCATCAAAACTTTGGCTTGTTGCGCATTGTGTAGTTCGTAAATCATTTGATTGCCCCCAACATTCGCAAAGCCGCTTCCACGCCGTCCACAACGGCCAAGGGGCCGCCGTGCCAGGCGCCGTGCCACCTTACCTGGTCTTCGGTCAATCGACGTTCTGACGGCGGTTTTTTGCCGTCCTTAACTTCCAATAAAAGGGTCTTCCCTTGATAACCCACCAGCAAGTCAGGAACGCCGACGCCAACACCCGCCAAACTTTGTACCGTAGCGCCAGCCGCCCGAAGTGCCGAAACAACTTGTTCCTGGTTTGCATCAATTCTTGCCGCCCTTCTCATTTTTGATCCTGTTCATATCTTGCCGCAATGTATGCGCTGCACCAGGGCCGCGGATTTTCTCGATCTTCTCTATCGTGTCCGACCACCAGGCATTCGCCAGCCTGATTCCCCTCTCGCGTTGGTGATTCTTGAACCGGCGCAACCAATCCCTGGCTTCGCATTCCCGCCGCCAGGCTTCCGACCAGGTTGATTTCTCGCCATCCAGCAAGGTCGCCGGTTGCAATAAGTGCTGCGGTGATTTGGTCGAAGTCAAAGGTTTGGCCCTCTTGCAATTTGTTCAACAATGTATGCCCGTCTTCCCGTGTCATTTGGGCATCCTTAAATGCTTGGTCATTTCGCGCAATTTGGCCAATGCTTCCTGTTTTGCCTTTTCTGTGGCAATTAGTTCGTGTACGGTCGGCTGCCTGGTTATCAGCGTTTCAGACTTGTAAGGAATGCGCGGGCCATCGTTCAACAGTTTTTTGAACGCTAGGGCCGACGGTGGCCGGTCGGGGTTCATGTGCTTCAATGCGTAATCCATCTTTGGCCGGTAGGTCAGGCCGCGGCCGCATTCGTCCATCCACACCTGGCGAATCAGGTTGGGATCAACGTCGCGCCAATGGTTGGCAAAAGTGGCGCCATAAATCGCGTTCATTTTGCTGAACACGTAATCGAAACCGCTGTCGGCATCACAAAAGTCGCTTGCGTTCCACATCGGACACCTCCACGGTTTGTTCAGGTTTTGCCCAAAACGGGGCTGGTGCTGGCTTTGGTGTTGCCAGGCCGCGAGTAAGGGCTGCCATTTGCGCCAAACGGGCTTCTGACGCGGTTTTCTTGGCTGCCTGTTGCCGACGTACCCAATTGCGCCAGGTGGCCGTCCAATCGGTTTTTACGCCCTTTTGGCCAGGCTGCGCGATCCAGTAATCGCGGAACCCTTCAAACGTTTCCCGCGGATCAAGTTCCGGCCGGTGTTGGCGACAAAAAGAAACCCATTCATCCGACAAAACGAAGTCAGTTGGCAAGCGCGTCCCGCGCTGCGTTTTCTTTCCCTCTCTCTCTCTCTCTCTCTCTGTCTCTGTCTCTGTCTCTGTCTCTGTCTCTAGTAGATCATCTTGATATCCGGCTGATATCACGCCGATATCATCTTGTTCCAGCCAATGAGACAACTTGTTTAAGCATTCCAAAGTTTGCTTTTCAGACATACGAAGGCGAAAAGCCAAAGTTTTTGTGTTTGGCAAATTGCCATCGTCTTCGCTGGCGATAAGCCAGCACATCACCAAAACTTTGCTGGCGGTAGCGTCAAGTTCGTGCCATTCAATGTCGTCAAGAATGTCACGGTACAGTTTCACCCACGGTGGTTTGCGGTCTTTGAAATGTTGAAATTTCGACCAATTTTTGATCTTCATGTCGCACCCTTAAAAAGCCACCCAAAAAAAGGAAACAGCGGAAGGCGGGGTGGGTCGCTTTTCGGTTGGCTCATGACTTCCAACCTATCCGTGTCTCGCAACAATTCTATTCCGCTTTGGCTATAAGAAACAAGTCTCCAAAATCATCCATGCACATCACACCAAGATTGACATATTGAGTTGCGGCAGTTTTATCATCGTAAAACCATATCCACACATTCTTTTGATGGTGCAAAACGCATCGACTCCAAAACCAATTTACTTTTTTCATCTAAACCACTTCGGACGCAACGCTTTCAACTGCCACACCCGTGCCGGTGGAACATCATTCCCCCATTGACTGACTGCCGCCCTGGTGATTCCCAACAGTTCGGCAAGCGCCTTGGCCGATCCAGCCAGTTTGATTGCTTTTTCTTTGTCCATCTTTCGATGTTAAGCGGGCTTGCGTAATCTGTCAACCCTTGACAAATTTGTAAATTTACAACACAAAAAAAATATTTGTTAAGGGGGCTTGCGTTACTTGTTAAGTTGGCTTAATATTCACCCATGCCCTAGCAAATTGCACGGGGTCTTTTAAAAGGAAATCCAAATGTCAAACGTTCAATATTTCTCTTGTGCCGAAACTGCAAAATTGGTTCGCGTTGCTCTCAAAGAATCTTTCCCTGGTGTCAAGTTCAGCGTCAAATCCAGCGTCTATTCCGGCGGCGCCAGCATCAACATTCGTTATGAAAACGGCCCAACATACAACCAGGTTAAGGCCGTTGTCGGTATGTTCGAAGGCGCCTATTTCGACGGCATGACAGATTACAAAGGCTTGAATTACGGCAGCATGGACGGCAACGAAGTTCGGTTTGGCGCTGACTTCATTTTCGTGAATCGCAAGTTCACCAAAGCATTTTTGGAAGGCGCGGTCGAAGCGGCTTGCAAATACTACGGTTATGCAATGCCAGTTGTCACCGAAGGTTACGACGGCGCTTACATCGCCGACCGGCTCGATTACGAAACCAACCGCCGCGTCATGGCCAAGATTGAGGAAATCAGCCTTTGCGATACCAAGGAAAGCGCCACATTGGCCCGCGTCGGCTTCCTGGGCGACGACGGTTACGGTTGGAACGCTGTTGGCCGCAAGGCCGCATAAAGGGAACGCCATGAACCGCGAACCGACAGATTGGGAAGTTGTGTTGATAACGCTGGTGGCAGCACCGGTTATTTATGTGTTGATATGGCTTGCAATGGCCATCTTTTAAGGGGAACGAAATGACAGTAAGAATCACCAGGGTGCATCGCGGCGGCCGCGTGTTCTACGCCGCCACCGTCAGCGGCGTTTACCTGGAACGCGCCAGCCTGGCCGAATTGCGGGAAGCCATCGCAGTTCGTGAAAGTTTTGCAAGAATATTTGCATAAAGTGTTGACACGGCCAGTTAAGTTGGCTTAAAATCACATCATGCCCTAACAGGTCTTTTAAAAAGGAAATTGAAATGAATTCAACCATCACCACCGCAAACCAAATTGCGACATTTACCAACCCCAATTTTGGTATTGCCTCCCTGGTAACCCAGGTCAAAAAAGGTTATGCCGTCACGCTGTTGGACACCGACGCCGAAATGATTGTGGCCACCCGCATTTATCCCGTGGCCATGCTTGCCCAGGCCGTCAACTACGCCAAGGCAATTGCAAATGTCTAACTGGCCGTTTCCACCACCAGGGGGGCCGATCCCCTGGACGCGTAAGCAAGAACGCGATTACCAAAACAAAAAGCGGGACGACTTGCCCACCGCACCTTTTTGAAAGTTACTGCAATGAAAAAACCAATTCGTATTGATCTTGATGGCCCTTACTACCCCAAACAAACGACGTTCCAACGCGTTTGGAATTGGCTGGTAGTGTTGTCCATCGCTGTTGTGCTTGCTGCCTGGTTGACCGGCTGCTCTACATCGGGGCCGATCATAAACACCAGCGGCAAACAAGATTTGGTGTTGGACAAAAATGTCCAACCCATGTCGCGGAATGAAGTCGTGTCGGCCATCGGCGATTGCCAGGCCAACGGGCTTCGCGCCGTGTTGATGTACGGAAAACGCAAAGTCAACGATTACACCGCTGACGTTGTGATTGACGTTACTTGTGCCCCCAAATGGTAAAGGAAACAATCATGGAAACATCATTCAGCAAAGTCGCCGCGGCCCTGGTCAAAGCGCAAAAAGAATTCGGCCCCGCGCTGAAATCATCTAGCAACCCGCATTTCAAATCACGTTACGCCGACCTGGCCGCTTGCGTTGAAGCCGTGATCGAAGGCTTGAACAACAACGGCATCGCATTGACGCAACGCGTCAGTTCATACGATAACGGCGTGATTGTCGAAACCGTGTTCATTCACGAATCCGGTGAAATCATCAACTGCGGCCAACTGCACGTTCCGGCCACCAAACAAGATGCCCAGGGTTATGGCAGCGCGTTGACGTATGCCCGCCGGTATTCGTTGATGGCAGCCTGTGGCATTGCACCGGAAGATGACGACGGCAACGCGGCCAGCAAACGCCCAACAGCGCCAGCAATCCCGACGCCCGACATTACCGATCACCTGGCAGCCATCCAGGCCAGCGCCAACAGCGACGAATTGGCCAAAGTGTTCAAGGACGCATTTGACGCTTGCCAGGGCAACCAGGCATTGCAAGCCAAAGTGATGGCAGCCAAAAAAGAACGCGTGGCCCGTGCCAAAAAAGATCAATCAACCAAAGGAAATGAAAATGTCTGACGAAATCGAACAACGAACCGACGAATGGTTTGCCGCCCGCCTGGGCAAAGTCACCGCGTCCAAAGTGGCCGACGTGATGGCCCGCACAAAATCGGGTTATAGCGCCAGCCGCGAAAACTACATGGCCCAATTGGTGGTCGAACAAATCACCGGCACACGCCAGGAATCGTTCACCAACAGCGCCATGCAATGGGGAACCGACCAGGAACCCTTTGCGTCGGGCGCCTATCAGGCTGCCACCGGCAACATGGTTGACGAAATTGGATTTGTAAACCATCCGACCATTGCGATGGCTGGCGCGTCACCCGACGGCCTGATCGGCGACGACGGATGCGTGGAAATCAAATGCCCAAACACGGCCACCATGATCGAAACGCTGCTTACCGGCGCCGTGCCACAAAAGTATTTCACGCAAATGCAAATGCAAATGGCTTGCACCGGCCGCGCCTGGTGCGATTACGTGGTTTTTGATCCACGGATGCCCGCCAAAGCGCAATTGTTTATTAAACGCGTTCCGCGTGATGACGTGTTCATTGCCGACATGGAAGCGGAAATTATCAAGTTCCTGGCCGAAACCGCGGTCAAGGTCGATCAACTGAAAAAAATCATTGGGGAATAAATCATGGCCAAACTTATCAACGAAATCACCGTAATTACCGGCACATATAACAACGCCCAAGGCCAACAAAAAAACCGTTACCAACGCATCGGTTCAATCATTGAAACCAAAAACGGGCCAATGCTCAAAATTGACGTGATTCCGCTGAAGGAAGGCGGTTGGGACGGTTGGGCATATATCAACGAACCACGCGAACGCGACGAACAACCGCAGCAGCGCCGCGCCCCCCAGGGCAGCGGATTCGACGACATGAACAACGACATTCCGTTCTAAGGGGCTGGCCATGCAATTGGATTTTTTTGGCGACGAAGGCGATTACCTGGCGCAATTGAAAACCAACTGGCGGGCCACCATTGAAGGCGACGGGGGCAATTGCCCCTGTTGCGGGAAGTGGGGCAAGGTAAGCCCCCAGGGCATGAACGAAACCCGCGCCCTGGGGCTTTTGTGGCTTTCCAGGGCCGCTTGTGATGAAGATGGATGGATAGATATTCCCCGCACGGCCCCGCGCTGGATGCTGCGCGGCAAAACTTACACCACAACCCAACATTGGGGGTTGGTGGAATCGGCCGGAACCAGGGAAGACAAAACCAAAAAGTCCGACGGGCTTTGGCGCCTGACGGCCAAGGGCTTGCATTTTGTCGTTGGAAGCATTACCGTTCCAAAAAAGGCATACATTTACAAAAATGTTGTCGAAGGCTGGTCGGACGAATGCGTTTCGTTTAGGGATTGCTTTGGCCGTCATTTTGATTATGCCGAAGTGATGGCCGACAATTTCAACTTAAATGCGATCAAACTTTAAGGAAGACCCACCATGCAACAAGAATTGCAATCAGGGGCGGGATTGCCCGAATCGTGGGTCTGTCCTTTTTGTTATACCACCGGATGCACCACACCAGGCCAATGCAAAGAATTGGCGCTTCGTAATCATGTCCTGGATGAAGTCGCTGCGGAATTTGACAAAATGACTAGCCTGGGCGACACCGCGGCATCGTTCGCGGTGTTTGTCAGGAACATGAAACGTTAAGCAATCACGGCGCCGGTTTTTAACTGCGCCAGCGTTTGGCCGCCGGTGTATTGAAAATGTGCCAATTCACGAAACGATTTCCAACGTCCGGCCCATTCCAGGCCCGCTTCTTCACCTAGTTCACCAATACGCGCCCAAACGGGATGTGAACCATCCCAATCGGGCTTGCCGTTGACCAGGGGAACAACATCAACCGCGCACCGCCAGTTATGCCAGGAATCGCCAGCCTTGGCGTTGGTGACGATCTTGCCTGGTGCGTTGCGCCCTTGGGAATACAACGCGTTTTGGCTTTCCTGATCGCGGTAGGTGGAAGTCACCAAAAGGTCAATACCTTCCATGTTGCATAATTTGATGAACCGTTCCACGCGTTCTTTGACCGGTGGCAACAATTCGTCCAGGCTGCGGCTGCTTATCACTTGGTCACGCCTTGCACTTTTTCGTATGTTCGCAAACCGCCCAAACCCAACATTCCCAAAAGCAATTGCCAAAGGTTGTCGTCAAGGCCCACCAAAGGCGGCAAAGGATGTCCAGCGGCGGCGAAAACGCCCTGGGCAATAGGACGTACTAGGTATTGATAAAACAGCGCCAGCGCACAAACCCATCCAATGGCGGGGCGCCAACCGGCCACAAACACGGATGCGTTTTGCGCTTCGGCTTTGTTGATTTCCAATTGACCGGTTATTTGCGCCAAATCGCCGGATTGCTGCAATTTCAACAGTTCAAGTTTTGCAGTTGCTGCCTGGCTTGGATCAGGCCACAAACGATCAATTAGTTTGCCGCCAATGTCTAACGCTGCCGAAACCGGATCGAACGCCATGTCAATGCCCCTTCATCCAACTTATTGCAAAACCGACAGCACTTGAAATAAACGAAACAAAAGCCATGCCAGCCCAAAAGCCACCGCGGCCCTGATTGGCCAATGCCACCAGTTTTTCCAACTGACTTTCCATTTTGTCCATTTTCTTTTCAATCGACAAAAATTGGCGTTCGTAGTCTTCAACTTTTTGCCAAAGAACGCCGTATTTCACGGGATCAATTTCGGGTTGCGCCATCATTGTTGTCTTTCAAATTCGCGGTTTCTTTGATTGATTGTTGCCGTGCCAGCGCCAGCGCCAGCGACGCCAGGTTTGACCATCGTGCTGATTGGCTTGGGCGGCGGCAATGCAGCGGGATTCACGGCTTGTTCAACCATGCCGCTGGCCAGGCGTCCTTGATTCATTTGACGCAATGTGGTGGCGCCCATTGAAACACCAGGGAATTTAATGTCGGCGATCCTGGTCAACAATTCATTCACCGCGCCGGTGTTAATTGTTCCTTTGACTAAATTTGCAGCCTGGGCCGCGGTGTTGGATTTATTGACCGCGGAAGCAACGGGTTCAACCAACGCGTTTTCGGCAACCCTGTTTAATTGCTTCAAACCATTAATTTGTTCAGGCGACAAAAACCGCTTCAAACGTTCGCCGGTTGTGTCTGACAAAAATTCTTTCAATTGCGCTTGACTGAATTTTGCGTTGGCATCGCTGACATTGTTTGTGACGCGATTTTTAATCAAACGCATTACGTCGTTTTGCATTTGGGCCAATGCTTCAGGGTTATTGGCCTGAAGAAATTTTGTCATTTTTTCGATTTCGGCGACGTTGCCTTGCAAGATGTGATTTTGCACAAACTTGTCAGGTTCTTTGCCTTTCAAAACATCCCTCAATGCGGGGATGCTTTCAATGGTGTTGAATCGCTTTTCGGCAGCCGCACGGGCTTCACGCGCAACTGCACCGGCTTCACCAGGTAAGTTTTTGCCAGCGTCATTGATTGCATTATTGACTGACCGGCGCAATTCGTCCAACGCGTTTCGCTGCGCCGGATTGGATTTGTCGTAGTTTTTGTTGATGACTTTAATTAAATTTTCAGCGTCTTCAATTGTGGTCACTTTGGTTTGTGTACCTTTCAGCAATCCAAGTGATTCAAAATTGTTTCGTACGCCTGACGGCACGGTGTCGCCAAAATCATGCAAGACTTTGGCGTAATCTTGCGCCACGCCTTGCAACGGCACATCAACGTTTTTGCCGGTAGAATTTTTGAATGCGTCGTATGCGTCACGCACTTTTTGCGCTTCGGCCTGGTCGGCTTTTTTCAGCGCATTTTTTAAAGTTGATCCGCTGCTGATTACGTCAGCGCCTTTGCTGGCGCCAAGTGCATCCAGATTTTGAATTAACGCGCTGTTTTGCTTTTGCAAAATCGCCTGGATTGGTTCTCCAACACGTTCGACGCCACGCAAATTTTGCTCAATAGCATATTGCATAGGGTCGCGCGTCAACTGGCCACGCAACAATGGCACGGGAACGGCCAAACTATTGGCCTCCATGTAATTGGTCGCGTATTTTTGAAACCCTTTTACATCACCAGTTTGAATTGCGTTCTTTGCTTGATCTTGCAACGATTTAAAAAACTCAGGGTTTACCTTAGTCGAATCAATGCCAGCCTCGGCCATCACTTTGGCCGCGGCATCATCCAACTGATTGGAAGGAACCATATTGCCAAACTGCTGCCGAACGGATTGAATACCTTTTGATAATGCGTTTGCCGTCAAATGCAACGCGCCACCAAATGCGCCACCAAATGCCGCACCAGTAACGCCTTGTTCAATTTTTTGCGTCGTAAATGGCTTTTCCAGGTTTTCCACGGGGGTGGTCAAAACATTTGCGGCTGCGCCTTGCAATGCGCTTTTTGTCACCGCGCCCGTCAATGATTGGGCAGCGGGGCCGCCTGGAATCACTTTGTTGATTGGATTAAAAACAAATCCTGTTACTTCACCGGCCAATGAAGATTTTGGATATTGTTCTTGCGAAGGCGCAAGGGCTTTATTAACTTGCTGAATGTTTTTTTGTTCCGCTTTGGCAATTCGTTCGCGGGTTTCGTTCGATAACCCAGGAAAATATTGACCAATTAGTTGAGCAATGCTGCTGACCGATTTAGAAACTGTACCGGCGGCCGCGTTGCCAAAAGCGCCAAGTTCTTTTGAACCTGGAATTTCCTCAATAAAATTCATGATCTTGCGATCAAGTTCGGATTTTGGCTCAAACATCCGTTTAATTTCGGGTTGTTTGGTCGTTGCTGGTGCTGGTGCTGGTGCGGCCGGTTGATTAGGTTGCGCGGATTCACTTCCACCAAGGCCCATTGCGGATTTTAAACCACCCAAATCAAAATCACCAGTTTGTGCCGCTTCGTTTGCTGGCGCTGCGCTGGTTGTTATTGTTTGTTGCTTGGTTGGTTGCATCAACACCGCATGAACGGGGTCTTTTGCGCCCAATGGTCGATGGATGCCGTGCGCGTTTAACAGCGATTCGGGAACGCTTGCGGGAATGTCCACCGCGTCGGAATGAAACGTTTTTTGGTCAGGATAGTTGGCGGGATTTAATGGCTGATAAATACCAGGCTTTCCGGCCTTCCAATCGTCATACAGTTTTTGCTGTTCGTCACGGGTGCGGCCACCGCTGGTAATAGGCAAATCTTTGCCAAATTGGGTTTTATAGGCGTCTTTGACCTTTCCCAATGCCACGGCAAGGTCGGGGTTCATTGAACCGCCAGGAACGGCCATTTTGGCGTCCCCAACACCCATTGCGCCTTTTAGGCCCGAAAGGTCAAATTCTTCATTCATTTAACCACCCCATTGACCAATTGTTTGTATTTTTCAAGGACGCCCAACAAACGTTGTTGTTCCACCAAATTTATTTTGTTGGCTTTTACAAATTTGTCAAATCCTTCTTTACCGCCAAGGTCAAATGAATTTTTCATTTGCAGCGCCAGCGGATCAAACGCGTCGTTCATTTGCTGGTCAAAACGTGGTTTTACAAATTGTTTGTCAGGGCTGTTTTGCACAGCGCGATCCAAGCCAAGGGTGTAATTGTTGGCGTGTTGAAGCAATGGACGCAATTGTTCCATCGACTTGGCAATGGCTGTTGGGTTCTTTTCAGCCGAAGCCAATGACGCTTGGGCTGCGTCTAGGCTTGCAACAAACTTACCGCCAAGTGCCAAATTCTTTTGCAGCGCCAAGTCGTTGATGTTTTTCTGAATAATGTCACGCGCTGCTGCCGCCACTTCTTCAGGCTTACTTCCGGCAATGTTGCCGCCCAAAGATTGAATGGCCGCGATCAAATCTGACGATTGACCGGTGGCAGCCATTGGCAAGTATTTCAACACCGTGTCAATGTTGTTCAAACCAATTTTTGACGGTGCGGATGCAGCACGGGCCGCATCAACTTGGGCCATGTATTCGCCGCCCATCGCCGGAGAATAACCAGGCGGCGGCATTCTTGGCGCGGCATAGGTAACGCCAGCCGGAACGCTTGGTTGCTGCGGAACGCTTGGCGTGATTTGACCAATTGGCGGCAAAGGTTGACCTTGTATTACGGATTGCGTCATAGGCCCACCAACAATTGGGGCGCCTGGCATGGGTTGTTGCGCGTTTGCTGCTGGCGCTGGTTGGCCTGGCGCTGGCGCTGCGCCAGGAATACCCGATCCAGGCTTGGCCACAACGGTTCCCTGATATGAACCATCTTTGCCGTAAGCAATCATTATGCGGTTGTTGTCTTGATCGACTTGACCAGTATCCACAAATCGACCGGATGGCGCGATTTGCGCTTGATCTAATGTTTTACCCATAGTAACTTCTGACGGCAAACCGCCAGGCGTTGCTTTAGTGGTGACTTGTTTAATGTCCGTGCCAAGATTCATTGTGCTGGTTTTTGGCCCAAACACGTTTTCCACTTCCGATGGTGTCATCAATGACTGTGCGCCACGAATGGCCATTTGTGCAACCTGGGGGCCAGGCTGCGCCATCTTGAATGAAGTTAGCGCGGCATCAACGTATTTGTGCAAATCAGGCTGATCGGGGTATTCTTTTTTAAGCAATTCCCCTTCGGCAATATATGCTTTAGGATCAGGAACGCCAGCATCACCCAAAATTCGAAAACGGGTTCCGACGGTTGATTTTAAATTTTGGCTCATGCCGCGTTTTGCTTCCAACGCCGTAGTTTGAGCATTGTGCAAAGTGCTGTATTCTTGAAGATACTTTGGCGCTGTACGCGGCGCCAATTGCGGAATAATTTTGTTCACTTTGTCCATATCCAACCGGTTGTCGGTCATCAATAAACCAGGGTCTTGTTTCATTGCTTCCGCAATTTTGCGCTGTTCCTCATTTGCAATGGTTTGTTGTTCAAGGGAAATTTCGCCACTTTTAAGCGCCTGGGCGCCGCGGGCCATGTTGACCATATCAGCCAAATTGGTCGTTTGTGGCTTAACTTCCGTGCTTGGGAACGACGAAAAAAATTCAGGCATATTGTTCCCCTTATGCTAAGTATTTGGACAACATGGCGGCTTGCATGAAATTGTTTCCAATTCCAGCCATTGCGTTTGCGGAACCAACTTGGCCAGCACCGTAAGCCGTGGCAGCACCAACACCAAGTTGACCGGCTGCGTTAGCATAATTGGTTCCGGCTGCATTGCTTGCGTTTTGTGAAGCCTGGCCAATACCAGCAACACCGGCCAAACGGTTGTAAATGTTGCCCTGTTGATTTGTAAATTGGTTGTACCCTTGCTGCTGTTGGGTCATGTAATTATTCAGCGCATTTTGATAATTTGTCGATGCGTAGTCTTCGGCAAACTTTGTCGCGGCCATGTTGGCATTTGATCCACCACCACCAACGTTTGTGTTTTGACGTACCGCCCCCAACCCCTGGTTTTTCATAAACTCATAACTTGGGGACAAATTGCTATACAAATCTTGCGCGGTGAAAGGTTTGTATTCGCCATATTGCTGCGTGAAGTAACCTGAACCTTCGGCCGTAGTGGTTGGGTTTCCCTGGGCGTCGTATTGCTGATAAGTGCCAGGCAGCATTGATTGAAGGGTGTTTAAAGCGCCATAACCCGCCGCACGGCCTGGGGCTTGCTGCTGGTTGATGGTGTTAAACATTCCCCGTTGAAGGTCTGTTGCGGTGTTGGCTGCGTTAACTTGGGCGCTGGCTGCGTCCCTGGCTGCGCTGGCCTGGTTCATTGAACCGCCAATCATGCCGCCAACACCGGCGCCAATAGCCGCGCCAACCAATGTGCCGCCTACGCCGTAACCGATGGCGCCCCCAATTGCTGCTGCAACAAAAGTCATATTATTCCCCTTCCAATTTCTTCAAATCCGCAATGATTTGTTTAAGGTTGTTCCCCGAATCAAACAATGCGGTGCTGTCCGGCTCGACCAATTCTGTTTCGATTTCATCCAAGTCGGTTTTATCAGTTTTGTGGATCGTCACCCCAATGGAATCCTGGGTGGCCAATGTCACCCTTTTGGTTCCTGGTTGGCATTCCACAACGTCACCGGCTTGCAGTTTTTTCATGCCTTTTTCCGTCCAGGCAATTATCTCGCCTTTGGCGCATAAAAAAAAGTGCGGATGCTTGTGAACCTTGCCCACAATCAACGTTCCCGCCGGACGAAATACGCGGCGGCAATACATACCAGGCACAAAGTAATGTTCGGTTTGCAATTCAACCTGGGGCATCTTGACCATTTCGGATTGCAGCCGATCAATTTGATCTTTGGTCGGAACGTCGTCGATAATTTCAATTTGGCTCAAAATGTACCCCCGCCAATGCCATCTAAGGCTGTCAATAACGTAAAAGTTCCCGCGGCTGGTGTAATGTTGCCAATCACGGTGTTGTTGATTTCGCCGCCATTGATGATGATGTATTGAACCGTTTGCGTTACCACTTGCGGGTTTTGCAGCCATTGAATCCACTCACGCGCTGGCCCTTGGCTGTTAGGGTCAAGGAACCTTGATTGCGGAAATGGAATGTTGCCAATGGATTGAACGACGGGCATTAGTTATCCCCCGCCGATGCTTTCAAATTTGCCGAAACAATTACGGCATTGATTGGATCGGAAACCACGACTTCAAAAATTCGATCCCGCGACCAACCCAAACGTCGCCACATGGCACGGTTTTGATATTGACCGATTTTGCCAATGCTCACCCAATGTTCATTCGACCAGGTACTACCACCATCATTTGACCAACGCAACATGGCCTGGGGATCGTTGCCCTGGCCATTGCTTAAACCAACACCAGGCTGAAATTGGATTTGCAATTCCTCAAAAAACTGCCGCTGTAAGTCAGTCGTCAAGTGCGGGGCGCGTCGAAGGCGGCGAATCATGCTGCCGTTATCGGTAAAAACGTGGTCGTTCAACGTGTAAATTTTGCCGTTTTCATAGTCGCCAGCATAAAAATAATCATTGAACCAGCAACCGCAATTGGTGCGGTGGCGGTTATAAACCGCGCTGTTTACATCCCAGGAAAGCCATTTGTGCCATACCTGGGTGGTGTTGTCATAAACCCAAGTCAAATTGGCCTGGGGAATGTTGACCACGTAAAATTCATGGCCTTTCAATTTGTACGAATAGGCCGTAGCATCCGACACGTCAATGCCGGAAAGGGTTTGTTCAACCGCGTGGGTTGACAGGCGCACAAAAGAATATCCCTGGATCGAACCAATCACGTTTTGGCCAAGTGTGCTTCGGCTGATAAACATGAAGTTTTCGCCAAAGCGGGCCACCGAATACTTGGCTGCACAACCGTATTGCGTCGAAGTTCCGGCAATTCGTTGAAATGGGAATGTTGTCAATCCTTGAATTTGCGAACCAACGTCCACCCAAACTTCGGATGTGACTTCCCCCAACAAAAACACTTGACGACGATCCACAATCAAAGTCACTAAATCGTCAGGTGCGCCGTCTTTTGATCCGTAGTAGGCCGACGTACTAAAAACCGAATCCAAATCCGTGGCGGCCCAATTTTGGGTTCCTGGCTGGTTATAAACAATGTAATTGTCCACCGTGTCACACGCGTCGGCGCCTTGCCACGGGCCATCGCTTGTCGGCAAAATGGAAAACGTGTTGCTGGCTGCATACCAGTAATATCGGTTTTCGCCGTCCACAATGTACGCCGCCAAACCTTGGGTTGTGATTTGGTTGTCGGTCATATCAACAGGGCCGCTTGAAGTGGTCAACGTTCCAATTTCAACAGCGCCACCGGCAAGGGTGATTTGCCAAACTTTATTTCCGCACACTACCAACATATATTCGCCGCCGGACAAAGCCCGCATTCCGCGAATTTCGGCATTGTTTAATTGGTATTCCTCAACCATGCCAGGTGTCGGGTACAACGCCACAACGCCGCGGCTGCCTTGCGGCTTCATTGAATCAATTTCAGGATAGTAGTTAATACATTCCTGGTCGTCTTGATAAATCGACGGCGCCACATAGGACGCGCCAACAAAGCCAAAATCCGGCATTATGCAAATCCTCCGTCCATGATCCAACCAGCATCTTTGGATTTGCCCATAAGCAATGCGTCAGGGTAACGCGCAATTTGAGGCGGTCGCATATTTGTGCGCTTCACCGTGGCTTTTGCTTGGGCCGCAAACGCTTCGATCTTAGCCATCATCAATTGATTTGTCTTGCCATACATGGGCATCAAACGTTCGGCCAAACACCAGCGAAGGGCGTTCACGTAACCAGGCGGCAATTCAATGTCGTTGGTTTGTGCGCTAAATGTGCGAAATTGCGTGTAAGCAAACAAGTGCATTTCGCCCTGGGCCGGATTTGGCCAAAGAAAAATGGTTCCCAAATTTTCCGAAGGTTGGTAGTAAAGTCCTTTTGGCCAAGGGCCATTCAGGCTTTTTAAACCAATCATTTCGTAAGTTTCCAGCGCAAAGATGGCCACCGGATAGTCCAGGCCGCCGCCATAGATTGGAACGCCGTTGCTGGTAGTGGTAACCCTTACAAACGCGCTTTCAATTGTCAAAGGTCTTTCGTAATAGCCGCTTATTGAAAAAGGCGTAACAGTTCCCGCCATTGCAACGCTGCCAACAGTTTGGGAAACGGAAACGGTGTAAGTCCCAACCCCGCCCGATGCCGATATAACCGCGGTAATCGTAGTCCCGCTGGTAACGCCGCTTCCGCTGACAATACAACCGACACCCAAATAACCCGCGGAAATGGCGCTTACCGTTAGCGTGGTTCCGCTGATAGAACCGACAAAAACCGGATTGGGCGTTGCAGCATTTTTGCTCAACGTGTACGTGCCGCCTTCGTTGACGTTGCCGCCAGCGCCCGTTCCAAAGCCCACAATTGTGGTTCCGGCTGGAATGTTCATTCCCGTCAATGTTTGGCCCATCGTGATGGCGCCGGTGGTTACCGAATTGGCCGCCACGGTCAAAGTCGTGCCAATGATCGAACCGGTAAACGACGAACCAACCTGGCCATTTGGGCCAATGGTGTATTGAATTTGGTTTTGAACGCACGGAAAAATGATTTCGGTTTTGTAAAACGTCATCATGTTTTCGTTCGACCATTGGGCAACCATGTCGTTCAACATATCGTAGCCGTCTTGGGCTTCGTCAGCGGTTGGAACCTCACCGGCAGCCAACGCGCCAATGTCTTTCATGGCGCGGGTAACAATGTCAAATGGTGTAGTCATGTCGGCATCCTTATGGGCTGATAAATTCCACAATGTCGCCAACGTTTAGGCCACTTATAAACGTCACCCGTGTTGGGTTTGTTTCCAAGTAATTCAAAGCCAAAACTTGTTTGCTGCCGTTGGCATAAACCCGCAAAGTGTTTGATGCGGGGACATACGTAAACGACAAATTGAAAACAGTTTGTCCCTGGGTTGCGGTCTGATATTGTTGTTGGTTTATTTGTGACATATCGACCTCATGAAATATAAAATTCAACAATGTCGTCAACGTTCAAGCCGCTGGCAAACGTCACGGTTGTTGCATTGGTTTCGGTGTAATTCAGTCCAACCACTTGTTTGCTGCCGTTGACGGAAACGTTTAAAGTGTTCGTTCCGGCAATGTAAGTAAAACCCACATTAAAAACGGTTTGGCCTTGCGTCGCGGTTTGATATTGCGCCTGGTTGCCCGACGGAATTCCCGAAATGTTGTCCCAGGTTCCAATTAAATTTCCCGCGCTGTCTTTCAAAACAAATTTGTAAGATTGCGGGCTTAACCAAATTTCCTGTGGTGGCCGACCAGCCGAATCCATTACAACCGGATTGGTGTTTGGAATGTTTCCAAGCGAGGTGGCGTATGTTGACAAAGCCGTGCTGGTTCCCGCTTCATAGGTGTAAAGCAAACCGCCAGCCAGGGGGACGCCATCATTGCTAAAAAATTGCCATGCGGCCCCGCCTATTGGTGACAAATTAAGCGCCATGTTTATTCCTTAAATTTCCGGTGTAAAAACCTGGGGCAACCAAGGCAACACCGTTGTTTTCTGTTGTTGCAATGATTGCAATTGTTCAGCCAAACGGGCTTCAATCATTGATTCCCCATCCCGCACGGCTTCTTTTTTTATCCAATCAATCACCAGGCTTTCGGTCACGTCATTGAACGGCACGGTCAATTTTGGCTCTTGGAAAAACCAATTTCCTTCGGTTTCAACGGTGTTGTTGCCGTCGGTCGCCGAAACAAAATAACGGGCCTGGACGATCAAATCGTCCACAGATTCCATGCTAAGAATTTTCCATGCGGTGTTCATTTTTAACTCGCCGTCACTTGGAAAAATGATAATGAAATGTTGCGTGGTACTGTTCCGCTTGTCACGCGAATTTGGTAATCGGTACTGTTAAATCTCATTTCAAAACCGGTAATCCCGTTTTGAATTTGCACCGTGCCACTTGATGAATCTCCAACAAACATTGCCATGCCGCCCAAAGTGGTGTCACGGTACAACCACATACCATTGCGCGTACCGTATCCAATTGCGTACCAAGTATTTACAACCGAACAAGCAACCACCTGGGATGTGCCACCAATAACGTCCGACAAAACAGAACCAGCGGTAAGGCCGCCACTCATTATTTGGTTTCCAACGTTTGGAATCCAATACCAATAATTTCCGCTGCCAATCACAATTTGATTTGCTGTCGAAACCGATGTTTGGAAATGACAACCAGCAAAAAACATTCGCGTTGCCGAATAAACAATGCCAGCGGAACGATCTGAAGCAATGCGGCCGCCGGTTAATGTCAAATAGCCATCGTTGTAAATGTAGCCTCGTGCGCCGCTTGGCGCGTTGTCAATAAAGAAACAACCGGTAACGGTCATAAATCCAATGCTGCCGTTGTAAATTGCGCCTTGGGCGTTGCCTTCAAAATGGCAGCCGGTGATCGACATATTGCCGGTGTTGTTGTAGATTTCGCGGATGCCGCTGCCATCAAACGAACAACCCCAAATGTTTACATCCGTGCCGCCACTCAATTGCTGAATTGAATACTGATCCATGCCAAAGAATGTGCCATTGCTAAACGTGATGTTTTCGCCCGAATCGGCAATTGCAGCGCCGTTGATGGCGGTGGTGGATGAATACCAACCCACGTTGCAATTGATAATGTCAAAGTGGTCAAAGAACATTAAATAGGCGTGTTCGCCCATGCGAATGCCGTGCTTAAAACCGCGAATTGTGAAATCGCGCCAAATAGTATGCGCGGGGCCAAGATTTGAACCAACGGTTTGCTGGTTCATGTAAAAGGCCGTGCCAGTTCCTTGGCCTGGGCCTTCAATTTCAAAACCATTAAAACAAAAATCGGCCTGGCTGTAAGGGTTACCGCTGGATGGATTGCCGCCAATGAATGTGAGGCAAGCAATGTCACCAACGCTGGTGAAATCAAGTTTGGCACGTTCGCCAAAACAAGACACCCAACCGCAATTGATGGTCAAGCCGGAATTGCATTTGTAAGTGCCAGCGGGGAAAAGCAATGTGCCAGCCTTGTTGGTGCTGACAATGTAATCGTGCGCCGCTTGGATGTACGAAGTCACGTCCGTGCTGGAAATGTTTGTGCCTTGCGGGATGAAATCCATCACGCTGACCCAATCATTCATTTTCAGGTTGATCGGTCTGTTGACCGTTGTGGAACCTGGGCTTTCGTATTTTGGAATCATTGTTGACATGGTTTATTCCTTATTCCAAGGGGCATTGACGAATACTTCGGACGGGTTCAATTGTGTTTCCAATGCGAAATCCGCTTCGGCATAAAACTGTTCCAGGCTCAAAGGGTTGAAATGATCCAGCAACCATTGTTTGACTTGCGCTTCGGTCAATTGATCGAAGGGCGTGAAATTGGCAAGATCAGCCAAAGGCAAAACGCACGTTTTTTGCAATCTGAATTGATTGCCTTGCGCGTCCGTTGAAACAACGCTGAAATTGATTTGTTTTACAACGTCTGTTTTGCCTTCGTAATCGCTTACTTTTTGCAAATTCAAGATTTCCAAAGAATGTTTGTTTGCCATGATGTTTTCCTTTATAAAGTTGTGAACGAAGCGGCCACCAATGTTTTACCGGTTGCGCTTGGGTTGGGGTTTGCCATACCGTACCAGGTAACGGTTGCAGCCGAATCGGCGGTCATGTAAGTGAAATCAACGAATGCTGTTCCCGATCCAAACGTACCGATGTTTAACCAAATTTCAACAATTCCATTTGTTGAATCTTTATAAACTGAAACCGATAATTGGCTGGAAGGGTTGTAAGTTTCATAACCCCATGTTGTGCTTGTTGAACCCGCGCTTGATTGGCCTACGGCGCCTTCAGCGCGAACATATCCACGCAAACCGCCAGCATCACCAGTTTGAAACGCTTGAAACCAAAACGATGAATTTCTAAACGTTTGATTTTGAGTAAATTTTGCAATCAAATATGACGTGCTGGTGGCCGTTCCAACCAAAGCGGCATTTTGAGAAACAGCCGCATACGATGCGTCCGGCAAAGTAATTCCGGTCGTTCCGTTTGTGTAGGAATACTGCCGAAAATTGTAGGTGTCCAAATTTGTGGCCACCGCCAAATTTAATGCGTTCAGCGTGTTTGAGGATGTGTTGTAACCAATGTTTGTAACGGTTGCGTTGTTTGCCAGTTTTGTGCCGTCGTAATAAACCAGGCCAGCAACGTTTCCGCTTTTTGCGGTGAACGAAGTGCCGTTTGTGCCGCCGTTGGCAATTGGCAAAGTGCCGGTCACGCCGTTGGTCAAATCAATTTGCGCCCAGGCCGGATTGTTTGATGTTCCGGTGTTGGACAAATAACGGGTGGCCGTTGTGTTTTTGGCCAAACGCGCCAAAGTGTTGGCAGCCGACGCATAAAGCAAATCGCCCTGGGTGGTCAACGTTGAAGTTGATGATGCTTGCCAGGAAGGTGCTGTGCCGCCAGCATTGACGCCCAACATTTGATATGCGGTTCCGATGGCCAGCATTGAAGTTGCGCCAGCGCCGGTTTGATAAGGAACCGAACCCGCTGCGCCGCCCGCCAGGTTGGTGGCCGTGCCAATCGTCACGCCGGAAGCGGCTGACCATTGTGGGGCGCTGCCGCTGCTGGTCAAAATCGTGGTGCTGGCGCCAATCGCCAACTTGGACAAAGCGGTTCCCGTGGCGTAATACACCAGGTCGCCCGCGGTGTATGTCGATAAACCCGTGCCGCCGCGGCCGGTGGCTAATTGGCCACTCCAACCCAATGTCAATGATGCGGCATTCAACAAAGCGGTGCTGGCGCTGCCGCCCAACGTCAAAGTCACGTTGGTGTCGTCCGTTTTGGTCAATGCCGCTGGCGCCGACCATTGCGGGGCGCTTCCGCTGCTGCTAATGTAATAGCCGGTGGTTCCAATGGCCAGTTTCGACAAAACCGTTCCGCTGGTGTAATACAACATATCGCCGCCAGCATAAGTCGTCAAACCCGTGCCGCCCGCGGTTGTTGGAACAACTTTCCATCCAATTACCTGAACAGAATTGCCATTGTCTTTGTAAAACAATTTTCCATCGGTGATGTTGATGGCAAGTTCCGACCCCAACGTGCTGTTGGTCAAATTGGCAGCCAACGGCGCTTGCGAAGCCGTCGTGCTGCTGTAAATTAAAATCGGTGTGTAACCCGTTGCTGCCATTAGAATGTTCCCCCGCCTGTACCGCCGGTCGCTGTGAAAACACCAGTTGACGGATTAAATTTAAGTTTAGTCGATGAAACCTTCATCGGCAAGTTGCCGGTGGTGTTGGTCACCCAAGACAAATACATATCAGCCGCGGTTGTGGTGTCATCCGTAATGCCGACATTTGTTGCGTTTGTTGCGTTTGTTGCGCTTCCCGCGCTGCCGTCAATGTTCACGCCGGTCAATGATTGGCTGGCGCTGCCGCGGTTTAATGCAATGGCTGTTGTGCCAATGTAAACCGTTGAATTACCTAGGACGCCCGAAGGAATCGTGCCGGACAGTTGGCCAGCGGGAACGCTGGTCAAGTTGGCGGCCGAACCGCTGAACCCCGTGGCCGTCAAAATGCCGGTTGAAGGGTTGAATTGGTACTTGGTGGACGCGACATATTCGGTGGCCAGGCTGCCCGTTGTTTGACTGGCAAACAGCGGATAACGCACCGCGTTGGTTGTCGTGTCGTCGGTGACGGTTGCGTAAGCCGTTGGCGTCACCCAGGACGGGGCCGAAGTCCCGTTCGATTGCAGCACCTTGTTTGCGTCACCGGCTGCCGACGCTAGGAACGCCGTGACACCCGTTGCCGATTGATAAGGAATGCTGGCCGCCGCACCGCCAGCCAAGTTTGAAGCCGTGCCGGTGATGTTGATTGCGGCCGTGCCGGTCAAGTTTGTGACTGTGCCGCTGGATGGCGTACCCAAAGCCCCGCCATTGACCACAAAAGCGCCCGCGCTGCCCGTATTTACGCCCAGGGCTGTAACCACCCCTGTTCCGGTTGTAATCGTGCTAGGGGCCAATCCAGCCCCGCCGCCAATCATCAACGCGTTGGCCGCCAAAACTGCCGACGATGCCCAAGTGGTGGCGCCCGAAAAATATGGAATGCCGCCGCTGGTTCCCGCGATTGTCAGCGCCAGCGTTCCCGATCCGGTGATTGGCGAACCGCCAACCGAAATGATCCCGCCGGTAAATGTTTGGGCCACCGATGTAACGGTTCCCGTTGTCGGTGTTGCCCAGGAAGGAACGCCCGCGGCCAAGGTAAGAACCTGACCATTTGATCCCGCTGCCAAAAATGCGGTGGTGTTGGCTGCGCTTTGATACGGAACCGAACCCGTCGCACCGTTGGCCAGGTTCGTGGCCTTTGTGGCCGTGCCAGCATTACCGGAAACCGAACCGGTGATGGTGTTGGTCACCGTCAGGTCTGTCAAAGTTCCAATTGCCGTTATTCCGGTGTAGGAACCCGACAGCCTGGCGGTGTCAAATGTTCCGCTGGTGACTTGGTTTGCCGCAATTGCAATGCTGGTGCTTGCCGCCAAAGTCAATTGCCCCTGGGCGTTCACGGTGAACGTGGTTACCTGGGAAGCCGAACCGTATGCGGCCGCGGTCACCGCGGTGTTGGTGATGCTGAACGTGTTGCCGATCAGGGTTAATCCTGTGCCAGCCAAATACGAACCGGCGCCCGAAAACTGCGACCAGGTAATTGGCGTGACGTTGATTGTGCCGCCTTTGTTCGAAGTGCAAACCCAACCGGTATCAGATAGGGTTGTCCCTGATTCAACAAAAGTAAACGCGCCAGGCACTTCGGCCCAGGTGTCCATATCGGTTGTGCGCGTCCATCCGCTGGCGCTGGCGGCGTAAATGCCGTTTTCAGCCTGGGCGGTTTGGTTTTTGACTAAGATGCGGTCGCCCGCGGTCAAAGTTGAAGCCCAATCGCCACCAGCCTGAACAGCCAGGCCGGACAGCGTGATGTTGTTTGTGGTCGCGTAAACGCACGACGCTTTAACGTCCAAACCCTGGGCAACGGAATCGACATAGGCTTTGTTTGCAATGTCAATGTCGGCCGAAGGGCTGGTGGCCACCTGGCCGGTGGTGGCATAAATACTGGTGAAGTAACCGGACGCCGGTGAATTTCCACCGATTACGCTGCTGTCAATTGTGCTGTTGGTAATTGCCAAACCCGATTGAATTGGGTTTAGCGGGGCGTAAAAGGGCGTTCCGGCGGGGCCGATAAACGTTATCAGGTCAAACGTCGGTTCAGGCTGGAAAATGCCCTGAACGGGGACGATGTTGGTTGTCTGCGTGACAGGAACGTTGTTCCCCATAACGGCCCCCTTAATCTGCTGTGATGGGGGTTACATAAAGAGTATTCGTGCTGCTGCTAATCGCTTTGATATAGAACGGGCCTTTAGGACAAGCCAAAATCAAAGGAAAATTCATGCCGCCAGGTAATACAAACGAACCGCTGTTGCCGGTGGTGGCAATAGTCGGTGTTACCAGGTTGGCCGATGCTGGCGCAAATTCAACGCCAGCCAGGCCGGAACCAGTATTCAACAGCGACACGTAATTTACGTTATCGTTAACTGTTGGGGTAATCAAATAGGCGCTGCTGGCCGAAGTAGTCAAATCAATTGCAGTTGTTTGACCAGCATTTCGCTGCATTGGGGTATTTATCATTTAACCAACCTCCACGGATGTGATGAACAAGGCGTTTGTTCCGCTGCTTTTTGCCTTGATATAAAAAGGCGCGGGGGGCGCGGCAACCAGCAAAGGCATTGTCATGGCCGCGGGAAGGATAAACGAACCCGCCGTGCCGGTTGTGGCCACCGTTGGCGACACAATTCCATCGCTGGCATTGGCCAATTCGACGGCTGCAACACCAGTTCCGGTGTTCAACAAACTGACCAGGTTTGATTGGTCGTTTGTTGTGTCTTCAATCAAAAGCGTGGTGCTGGCCGAAGTGGTTAAATCCAACCGATACGTTCTGCCCGCGGGGCGCATTACCGATGTGTTTAGCATATTCGACCCTCGTAAATGTTTTTCAAATTATAGACCTGACCATAGAAAAAAAGCCACCCCTTTTGAGGGCGGCTTCTTTTTGCTTTCAATCCAATATCAGGATTGGAAAGTCAGGTCGTAACCGTAAATGAACACGTCAGCGGTGGCTGCGGAACCTTGCACGGTCGTATTGCGGATATACAACGGGGTTGTAGTGATCGAATCAGTCGAAGTGGCGGCGGTCACCACAACCTTGGTTGTGCTGCTGTTACCACTCAAAGCATAAGTCGATTTCACCGCTGTGCCAGTTGCACCTGGGCCTGTATAAACGGCCAAATAGGCGTTTGTCAGGCTGGTGGATGCGTTGGCAACAATGATGCTCTGAACGCTGACGTTACCGGCCACCAAAATGGGGGCGATAGTGTCACCGACAGAATTCAAGTTAACACCCTGGGCCGATGCAATCAGGCGCAAAGCCTGGTTCGTTGCAAGGTTGGAAGGGTGAATGGATTGGGTTGATGCTGGCCCTGGATTGCTCATGATGATTTTCCTTAAATAAGTTTAATGAAGGGCGACCGAAGCCGCCCCGCTTTTTTTAGGCTGCAACGCGGCAAGCCAGTTCAGGATACAAAGGCGCCCAACCATACAAGACGTCCAAACGTGTTGGAATACTATCATTGTTAATTGTATACTGGCGTACTACACGGATGGACAATCCTAGGTCTTTATCACTAGCACGTCCAGCAAAGTGAACCCCGTCAGGCAATTCGAGATCAGCCGTAGCCACGGTCGCGAAATTCTTGTGGAAGATCAAGTTTTGTGGGCTGACGATGCCGGTGTTGTTGAACGGTGTCACAACAGCGGTGCTGCTGGAAGTTTGAACAACAACGTTTTGGAATTGACCGCCGGTGATGATCGCGGGCGATACAGTCACGGAAGTGCCAGGGGTGGTTGCAACGTTGGTCGTGGCAGTCACAACGAAATTGCGAAGTTTGCCGTATGACTGACGGTTCTGTGGGTTAACACCGTACACGCCAGCAATTTGGATCACGTCGCCTTGGTTCAAAGTCAATGCGCTAGATGCCACCAAAGTGATGGTGGAAGTCTGCGCCCAACCAGTTGAAATCCCAAAGCCGGAAGCGGTAGTGTCAACGGACAAAGTTTTGCCGCTGTACGAACCGAAGGTTTGGGAAACAACGTTTTGATCCATATACCAGTTTGCACCAGCGGAATCGCGGCCCATCATGCCCTTGGTATATTGTTTGCCGATCACGTCGGAAGGAACAAACAAACCTTTCAGGCTGTCAACGATGGTGGCCGATGTGAACGGCTCGATCACGATTGAACGGCGACCGTCGCGGGGTGCGCCTTCGCTGTCCAGGTACGCTTGACCGGTCAAATAGGTAATCAAACCTGTGGGTGGTGTGCCAGCCGTACCAACGATGTTGGCAACGTTGTTTTTGGCCATTGTCAGACCGTCATAATCCATCTTATTCGCAATGGCGGCCACGGCCGGTTTGAGAATTCGATCTGAAAATGCGTCCAGGCTCAAAGCCAAGTCTTGGGTCGTAAATTGGGTGTCGACGTGAAACTGAGTGCTTAAGGTTACAGGTACGCTGGTTTCGTTGAAGTCTTCAACGTTTAGCGCGGGGCCAGTTGTACCGATGAAACGACCAGGACGACGAACGTTCAAAGTGTTACCGATTTTGGCGCCGGTGACAGCAAATTGATCGTCGTATTCGCGGGTGACGTTGTTGGTGAACGTAAGTTCGTTTTCCAAGACCATCAACGCTTCGTTGGTGATCTTGCTGATGGTAAGCAAATTGTTAGACATTTTTTAATCCTATTGAAAAGGGTTCGATTGTCAGCGGATTCGTCGTTGTTGTCGGGCTGCTTTCCATTGCTGATAAGTCCCGTGGTAATTGCCATCGGCATCCACGTTGTTTTCAGTCTTGGAAATCGCCCCACGAATTGGCGAAATCGGCGCTGGCGCTTTTGATTTCACGGTGGTGGTTCGCACTTCCGGTTCGTCTTCCGTTTTGGTTGGCGCTTTTTCAAAGCGGGCTTCCAACTTCCCAATTTCACGAAGGGCTGAAATGACAGATTTTTTGCCCAATTCCTGGGCAAATTCGGGATTTTCGGCCAAGTAATACAGGATTTGTGGCCCTGTTTCACTATCCATGATCGCATCGCGCACGGGGTCGGAAACCGCCACGTCGCTTGATTGGATCATTTCGTCGAAATCCGGCAATTGACTTTTCGCTGCATTCACACGGTCGGCCCAACTCTTTTCGAATTGAACCCGTTGTTCCGCGGCCTTGCGGTCGGCCTCTTGCTTATCCCGTTCCATCAACTTCTTATCAGCGGTAAATTCAGCCAACGCTTTCGCGTATTCGAACATATCGTTGAATTCTTCAGGCTTGGGTTCCGGCCCCATGTCATCCGCGGCTTGCGCCTTTTGCGGGTTGACTTTGGCTTCCAGTTCCTTAAACCTGGCTTCCAGGGATTCCCTTGCTTCGCGTTCGCGTTGCGCTTCTTTACGCGCTTCCTCACGCTGCTTGGTTATCTCCGAAAAGCGCCTTTCGATCTTCGGGTTCGGTTTACGTTCCTTCTGATCTTCCTCTACCGTCGCCTCATTCCCTTCCCCGTCGTGTCCACTCTGATCGTCCTGGGATTCCGGCTCGGCTGCATCATCTGCAACCGCCACGTCTTCCACGGGCTGCTTATCAACTAGACCTAACTTACGGGCGGTGAATTCCGCTAAATTGTCACTTGTCACCACGTTGGCGGCAACTCGTTCCACTACCTGATTTTCTGACATAGGTTGAACCTAAGAATAAACCCGATGAAAACCCATCGGTAGGCTTTGGTCAATTGTTAACCGAAATCATTTGCATTGTCAACATTATTGCGGCATTTGCTGCGGCGCCATTTGTGGCGGCTGCATTTGCGGCGCTTGTTGCGGCATTTGGGGCGCCTGGTTAAGTCCTGACGCCTGTTCCATACCAGTCAAAAACATTGGGGCGCCGGTGTTTACATCTTGGGCGGCCGCCTGGCTAAATGCGTATTGTTCGGCATTCATGCGGTCGATCATGCGCTTCAATTCCATCGGGTTCATGTTGGCCAGCAACAATTTGACGATGGCGTCAATTTCCGTTTTGTTTTGGCTGGTGATCGAACGTGTGTTTTGATCGTTTGCTTTGACTTCGGCCATTGTTTCGGTGTCGTGCGCCTTAGCGTAACCTTTGATAAGTTCGCGGCGGGTTTCGCCTTCCTGGCGCACACCCTCTTTGGTGATGCCATATTTAATGTCAAGGCCCATCGCTGCCATTTGCTGCTGCTGATCCTGGACGGTTTTCTGCAATTGCATAATCATCATTTGGATTTGCGGCGGGATTGGTGATTTGTCATCAATCTTTGCCAGCGGGTTCATTGCGGCCAGGCGGTCGGCAATTATGTCGGCGCCAGGGAAATCCATGTTGCGGAACAACAAATCGCCCGCGGCCTGGAAAATCTCGTTCTGCGCCATCAAAGGCATCATGGCTTCAACGGCTTCCTGGCGTTTGCTGTTGTAACCTGGGCCGGTGTCCATCACCACGTCGTATTCGCCCACGGTGACATTGTTTAGAACCTCGCCGGTGGCTTGCAATTCGTTGATGGTGGTCATGTCGGGTTTGCCGTCCACGCCAATGATTCGCAAAACGCGCTGCGTGTCGTAAATCTTGGGAATCAAGTCCAGGATGATTTTTCCCGTTTGCTTGATCGAACGCGTCATGTTGTCGTAAAAGTGGAAGTTCGACAAATCAACTTGTTGCTGCTGGCCCATCAACGCTTTGCCGGACATATTGCCAGGCATTTGCTGCGACGGGTCAAAGATGCCCAGGACGGTTTGAAGGTCGTTGGAAATCTCGGTGGCCGCTGACATGATCCCAACAGGCGGCGGTTCAGGCTGCAAACGCTGCGGCACGGGTGCGGGTTGTCCGTCAATGTCGCGTTGCTTGTATCGCAAAACAGGCGACGATTTGATGTTGGCCAATGCCCATTCGTTTTCGTGGCCTTCGTCTTGGCCTTCGGCCATCAACCATTTAGCCTTTGGCGCCAACGCAATGGATTCAGTCGTGGCGGTGCGCCAAAAGTTAAACATCCGCTGCGGGTCTTTGGCGAATCGAACCAGGCCGTATTTTTTACGCTTGCCTTCGATCACCACCTGGGCGCCGTAACACGGAACAATTGGAATGTATTTGCCAGCCCATTCTTTTTCTTCCAGGATTTGCATGGCGGTCATCTTGCACCACTTCACCTTTTTACGGAATGAAGGGCGGCGATCCACCTCAATGATGCCCGCGTCGTCCAGCACTTCTTTGGGCGGCAGTTTGTCGGCCCAATCCTTCGTGCCGTCGGACAGCAACACCAGGTCATGTTTTTCGCGCACGATGTAGAAGTATTCCGCAATGCGTATGTCTTCCTTTGTCACCCATTCCGCGGTGCTGTCACCGGTGGCACGGGGCAAAAATCCCACGCCATCGTCGGCGCCTGGGTACATTTCGCGGAATACGTGCTTGGCCACCACGCTGGTAATCAGGCAGCGTTCAGCATCGGAACCATCGGGGGCCACGCTGTTGGGGTCGAAATACACGGAAAACGGATCGTCAACCGGTTCGATGTAAATGTCCTGGTCGAACGAATTTTCTGCGGTGTAGTTGGTCACCACGCGCCAATATCCCCATCCCATTCGAACCGCGTAGTCAAAGGCTGTGTCGTATGCTGTGTCTGCGTTTGAATTGACTTCGATATGGCGCGTGATTCCTTCGATCACCTGGGCGACCTTTAAATCGCCTTCATTGTTGATCGGGTGAACCTTGATTCGGGGGCGCTGCTGGCGCTGCTGGTTGCACACCTGGCGCACGTAGGCGTCGATCTTGTTGATCGTCAGGCACGGGCGGGCTTCAATGTTGCGACTGTTTTGAATCTCCACCGGCCATTGATCGCCAGCGGCAAATTTCAGGTCTTGTAACGCTTCCTGGCGGTTGTTTGAATCGGCTTCACCGACCAGGCGCAAAAACTTAATTGCTTCCTGGATGCGTGGGTCTTCCGATTGGTCTTGGTAATCTGACATATTCGCCCCTTATTTTCTAAAATTATCCCATCCAACCGGTGGTTTCGGCAACAACTCTTGCCTTTTTACGGGTTGCGGGTTCTTTAATCATCAAAGCAATATAACGGAACGCGTCGGCCCCGTGGGAATATTGATCGTGCAATGGTGATTTGCTGAATTGTCCGGTTTCGGGATCGACTTCGTAACGGTAATGGCGAAGGCAATTCAAGCCATCGGCGCAATTTTCACGGTCAAACCAGTAATTCGGGAAAAGTGTTCGGGACGCGTTGATCGAATCAACCACGGGAACCCGCGGCATTACGCTGGTTTTAAATCCGGCGCTTCGTACAATTTCCTCAATCGTTCGACCGGCTGCCGCCAGCGTTTTGTTCTCTGCATCATGCGGCAGCCAAATGGTGTCGTACACGTAGCCAAACGTTTGAAGTTGCGCCAGGTATGAAGTCATGGTGCGCTGGCTGCCTTCAAAGTATCGAATCAACCTGGTTTCCATGCCAATGAATTGCACAAACCACCAGGCTGTCGCGTCCGACCAACCCAGGTCGCAAACCGCGTGAACGGGTTTGGTTGGGTCGTAATGCACTTTTGTCAGTCGCCCGTCATTCTCGGCTTGCTGTATTTCATTGCCAAAGATGGCGCCATCAACCGACTTGCGACACATTCCTTCCCAAACCTGGTTGTATGCGTTTAGGTCGCGGTCTTTCAACGCGTCTTTTTCCAGCCGTAAGGTTTCGGGAAACCAAGGGTTATCCGACCAGTTAATCCGCATCATAATGCAATCCCGCGGGGGCTTCACAACAAACCGCTGGTAAGTTTCGTCGGTTTCCAGGTCAGGGTTGAATGAAACCCAAATCTCGCTGTTCTGTTTTCGGATGGTCGGAATCAGAATGTTCCAGGACAACCGGCTGACCGTTTGGGCTTCCTCCACCCAACAAATATCCACACCTTCGAACGACTTGATGTTGGTCGGGTTGTTCTTCAGGCCGATGAAGGCGAATTCCGTGCCGTTGAAGCCACGTATCGACGTTTGCGTAATCTCGTAAAAGGGCAGCAACCCCAAGGCTTCGATTTGATCGCATAGCAGTTTGTGGACGGAATCCTTAATGCTGGCCTGAAATTCTCGCGCACACAAAATCCGGATTTGGCTTTTGGCCCCCAGGATAAGCAAAGCGCGGGCGATTCCCCAGGATTTTGCACCGCCGCGTCCACCCAGGCAAACTTTATATCGCGCCTTTTTGAATAATCCTTGCAACTTGACCGGAAATTCGGCCCTTGCAACGGCTTGTTCAATTGTCGAAGTTTGATCCATCGGGCGTCACGAAGGTTACCTGAATTCCAGCAAAGGCGGCGCCGTCCTTACCGGTGATTTCCTGTTCAATCTTGTCGCGCCAGCCCAAAACATTCTTGGCCGTAAAAATGGCAAACGTGCTGTTGTAAGCGCCCGCTATCGTGCCTTCGACCAAGTTTGCTTCCTGTAAATCCTTGGCCCTTTTATAGGCGTCGGAAAATTCGGGATGCTTTAGTTCGCCGGTTTCAATATTCTTGGCTGTTGCCCAATCGTGAAGGGTGTGTTTTGTCACCCCAATGTTTGTGGCAAATCGTGCCAACGTAGGGAAAACCCCAGGTAGGGTTTGCGTGGATTCATTACCCTTGGCGTCGCGGTTGGTCACTTCCTTGGTGGGCGCCTGGCTGAAAAATTCGATCAACATATCCACGAATTCGTCCTGGTACACCGTGGGGCGACCAACTGGACGTTTGACAGGCACAACAACGCCCTGGGTTTCGGCCTTGGGCTTCCTTCCCCGTTTTTTGGGCGCTGCTGTTGATGTCATTTTTTCTTTGGCTTCTTTGCGGCTTCCCGCTTTTCAGAATAAGCAATGGCAACGGCTTGTTTGACCGGCTTACCGGCTTTCACTTCCGTAGCCACGTTCTTTTTAAACGCCTTGGGCGTCATCGACTTGATTAGCGGCATCGTCTTCCCCTTTTTCAATACTGGCCTGGGCCAACACGTTTTGGTATTCCTGGATCGCGCCGCTGATTTGCAAAAGGATGGCTTCGTGCTGCTTGGCCATCCCTTGCAATTCGACAATGCGGGCATTGATTTTGTCGGCTGTCAGCATTGCGGGTTCCTTATTGGCCGTGCATGATTGCGAAGTTGACTGCAACCGCTTCGGACAATGAACCGCCGGAAATGTTCCGCAAAGTGATGATGAACGAACCGGTGGTCAGGGTATCAACCCAACAGTTGTACGTGGCTGCTGTTGCAGTACCGCCGCCAATGTTGACGATGATGACGTCATTGCTGCCAATCAGGCTGTTTGTCACGGTGAACGACACGGAAGTGTTGCTGGCCAATGCAGCGTTGTTCATGGTGATGCGGCCCATGCTGGTGTTAACAGTCACACCGGTGGATTTGCTGGTTGCCTGGGTCACGGCAGTTTGTGCTGCTGTGGTGTAGCCGATTTGGCTGCTGGCGTAGCAAGTTGTGAATTCGGGGTCAGCGTATGCGACACCAGTTGCGATTGAATTGCTCATTTTGGGTTCCTTAAAAAAAGTTGTTTAACAATTCCAGTTTTTTAGGCTGGCTTTGGCCCGTTCAGCGGGGCCTTTCGCGTTCTTAACCACCCCTTCCATCCTGGCACAAAACGACGCTTTTCTACCGGCGTCGGCTTTTGTTTTCGGGTTTGGTGCTGGCGGTTTCAAATTCGAATTATTCTTACGGTTATATTCTGCACGTCCTTTGGCTGTCATGCCAGCCCCCTGTTCCGTCGGGTTGTAGGTCTTGCCTTTGCCCGTGGTTTTATGGGGAATTGGTTTGTCGTGTTTCTTGGTGGCCATTATTTTTTCCTGGCTGTCTTGGCTGACTGTTTGAAGGCTTCAGCGGTCGGGGCGCCCTTTGTACCAGGCTTTCGCATTCTCTCGACCGGTTGACCTTCGGCCTTTTCCCGCTTAATGCGTTTTTGTTTGGCGTGAATGTTGGCGTAAAGCCCTTGTTTAATTGCCATGATTCAATCCTCAATGACGCAAGCCACGTCGCCTTCCTGGATCAATTGGTGGTCTTCACCGTCGATTTTGTGGACGGGCCAATCCAGGTACGTGCCATTGCCGTATTTGATGCGTTCGCCGACCTTCACGTCGTGAACTTTGGGGCCGATGGCCACAATTGTGCCTTCGTTAAATTTTTCCTTGTTTTCCACGATCAAAACGTC